AGCAGTACGATCTTCATTAGTAGCTAAATGTATTTCATTACATAAATTACTACCATGTATTTTTAATCCTAGTTTTTTTTGTTCTTCAGGTAAATGTTTATTAGCTGTATCAATAAAGTTTATATAAGGTGAGCCTGTTCTAAACCTAGCTTCTAATATACGTTGCCATAAATCTCTAGCTTTAATAGTATCTCTTACATAATCTGTACTATTTAAGTCAGGATCTTTTAACTCCCACATACCATCAGTTTCTACAGCTTTCATAAACTCATCTGTTACGTTAACAGCATTAAATAAATTAAAACATTTACGATTAGCATCACCGCCTGTGGGTAATTTAAAATTAATAAACTCTACAATGTCAGGGTGAGAAACGTCCATGTATGCTGCATAGCTACCTTTCCTAGTTTTACCTTGTTTGTATGCTGTCATTTGTGAGTCAACAACTTTTAGGAATGGTATAGGGCCAGGGGATTTATCACCGACTGCCCTCACATCAGACCAATGACCCCCAACCCCACCACCTTTAACAGATAACCATGCAACCTCAGAATTATGTGAGATTAAATCTTTTAATGTATCACCCACATAAGTTAAGAAACAAGATATAGGTAAAGCTTTCCACTTCTTACTTATGTTAGGTGCATTACTAAGGACAGGACTAGCAAACATAAACCATCTCTTACTAGCATAATCATATATACGTTGTGCAAATTTTAAGTCACCTTCACAATATGCAACAGAGGCTCTAGCAAAAGCTTCTTGAGGAGATGTTTCATGTTTAAGCATGTAGTAATCTCTTAGTAGTTCTTTAGCTTGATCTGATAAATCTATATCTCTAGTGTAACAAATGTTAATACCACTATAACTTATAGTATCCATTACCAATTTTTTCCTTTAGTTTTTTTTAGTAACTCAATCATTTTATTTAAGTACCATAAACATTTTTCAGCATTTTCTAAGGCACTTCCTTTGTGCCACATTCTTAGCAAATACTTGATACAGTTTCCTTGACAGTATGATATTGATTCGTAATCACCTAATGTATCTACAATTACATCTATGGTTTCATACTTGCCTTTATTATAATGAGGAGGATGATTAACTACATCAACATCATATATACTTCCTTTTTCTTTTTCCCAAAACTCTTCATTTTGTTTCTCACAATTGTACAAATCATCTCTTAGTTTCAATGTACATCTCCCTCCGTCTTTGTCCAAGTAGATAATTTTATTACATTGTCAGGAGTATCTTCATATTCTGAGAACCCTTCTTCTTTTGCTATTTGATCCATCTTGTCTGAAACTCTTTTAGCAAAATCTGAATCTGTATTTAAAAGATGAAAGCATGTAACTAAAGCATACAATACATCTCTCAATTGTTCTGTATCTTCTTCTTCTAATTTTTTTGAAGGCATTATCACAGCAGATAAGTCAACTGTGCTATTCCATTTCTTATTAGTAAACTTAGGTTTTAGTATTAAGGCTAAGTCATCTTCCCCTATAGGGTTTTCATTATTTGTTTCAAAATCAATCATTTTTTTTCTCCTGGAAAAGGTATGAAATTTATTATCTCTTTTGATGATCCATTTTCATCAATCCACTTATCAGGTATTAGCTTTAAATGATACAGAAATCCGTACCTATTACACCAATCTGCATAAGTAGTTTTACTTTTTTTACTGAGTTTTCTTTTTATAGATTCAAAAACAAATCGTATGTCTAGGTCAGGGTGTTGCTTCTTAATCAATAAATGTTTACGTCTATCTTGTGCTGTAAATAATCCTTTAGTTTCTATTATTATTCCATTAGGTAATAGAAAGTCAGGAGTATATTTTCTGTATGATAAATCTTCCCACTCAATCTTTAAAGGTTCATACTTAGCAACAACATTTTTGCTCTGTAAATCTTTTTGTACTTTAACTTCTAATCCACTTCTATAACCATATCGTTTAGAGGCTGAAAAAGATTTAGCATTAAACACTTCGGATCTCTGTATAACAAACCATTGGGGGTACTTCTGCTTTAGAAACTAGTGATGGTCTTTCCTGTAGGTTAGGCCAACAGGCATGTTTGTAATTGCAGAATGAACATTCAATACCTAGCTTTCGGTTGCCTGATGGTTTTTTTCGGTAAGTTTCTTCAACGTCCTGATAGCATCTCCGAAATCTATTTTCTTCAAGTTCTTCAGTTAGAGCTTTGGTTTTTTTAACACAGGTATCTGTGTCTATGTTAGAGGCGGCAACATATTTAAAATTACCATTAGCTTTATTGATAACCCACCAACCACCAGGCTTTGTCTTTGTAGCTACAGAATACCCTGCCAATTGAGATACATATCCAAAGGAATCATGTTCAGCAAGAGTGTTGTAGTCTTTGAATTTATTTTCATAAGACCAAGGACTAGCAGACTTTATATCATCTACAGCATCATTTGTAATAAGGTCAGGAGTACCATCAATAGACTTACCATTGTCTAATTTAAGAGTAACTTTTTCCCCATTCTTATACTCAACACCTGCTTGTTTTAGTATGCCTTTGAATACAGCTTCAACTATGTCACCCATCATCATGGTCATAATAAAACTAGCTGATGGTTTACTAGCAGCTTCAGGTTTGTTTTTATCAAACCATAGTTGACAGTAACTCCTACCAATATTTGACATTCTTAATGTAAATTTATTGGATCGTTTATCAACAAACTGTTTTGTTAAAGCATCACGAACATCACTAGTAATTTGATCTATAACTTCAGCAGACATAACAGAGTCTTCTGATTTAAGACCACTAAGATATTTGTGTATCTTTATTTCGGCAGGATGATTCACTAAGCAGCTTCTTCTATATCCACAAACTCATCTACTACTTCCTTAGTTTCAGCATCACCTTTATCTTTAAGTGCATCCGTGTGAGCAGTTTTTATATAAGTGTTGTAGTTCTTAATCCACTCATTAAAGTTTATAAAAGTCTTTTCATCTTTTTCTTCAAGTGCTGACTCAACAGGATTTAATTGTACTGTAGGAAGATAGTACTTAGCACCTGTGGGAATAGTTTTTTCTTCTGTATCTAACTCGATAGTATGTTGTGGAAGAATATGATTCTTCTTAGCCATCTGTGAAATAGGTGCAGCAAAAGTTTTAAATGCATCTCTATTATCTACTTCCCAAATAAAAGGTATTGAAGAAAAATCTTCTTTGACTTTATCTATTTCATTGCCTGTTTCATCAACAGGATTATGCAAAGTGACTTCACCAAATAAAACTCTTACACGTTTGATTGACTTCAAAAGATTCTTAGTTTCATCAGGCAAACTCTTGTAGTCTTCTATCCAACCACTAGACTTTCCACAGTTAACACCACCTGTATTATCTATAAGATCTGATTTCAAATCATTAGCCATGATTGTTTTTACAAACATACCTCCGTCATCTTTAGTGACGTATCTCTTATACATAAATTTCTGTTGAAACAACCTGATAGTGGCAGTATTAGAATATATTTTCCTATCATCTTCAGGTAACTGTAAAACATAAGAACCAGCATCTACTACTTCTACACGTTTAACTTTACCTTTGACAGTTGTTTCCCCCATGACCCCTGTATGGTTGATCTTTAATCTTGCCAATGTAGAGCCACTCTTTTTCTTCTCCATATCAGCACCCATGCCCATTGCTTCAGCAAGTTGATTGAAATTGTTTGTATCTTTAAAGTTTACTAAATCAGACATAATATTTATTTCCTTATTAAAGTTTATATATCTACTTGTTCTAACCAATTGTTACCTATTTTTGCATCCAACAACAATGGCACGTTAAAGTCTATGCCATATTTAGTTTCTAACAAACTAACTAAATTCTTTTCTACATCTTTAATTATGTCATGCACCTGAGTAACTTCATCAGGATGTATGTCTATAACTATTGAATCATGTACTGAGTTTACCACAACACTACTTAACTTGTGCAACCTGTTGTAAATTTCAACTAGAACTAATGGAACAATGTCGGCTGTGGCAAACGATTGTACAGGATAATTCTTTAACTGTGTAAAATTTGTTACTGTTCCATCTCTTCTACGTTTTGTATCAGGAAAAGAAAACTCTCTACCACTTGGAGTTTTTATGTAGCCATAGCTAACAGCTTGAGTAGCTAGTTTCTTATGCCACTTACCAATACCTTGATATTTCTCTAGGAAATGTTCATAGTATCTAGCTTCAGCTTTAGTCCTACCATAACCTGATGCTCCATATAAAGGTGCAAATGTATGTGCTTTAGCTACTTGCCTAGTAGTAGGTTGTCCTGCATCACTAATGACCTTGGCAGTATAAGCATGTACATCAAACCCTTCAGTCACTTCTTTAATAGCTATAGGGTCTTGACTTAGAAAAGCTGCCACTCTAAATTCTAATTGTGCAAAGTCAGCTTCCATAATCTTGCCACCCTTAAACCTAGAGATAAATACTTTCTTAACAGGAAAGGTTGAACCCCTTGGCATGTTCTGCATATTAGGATTAGCACCTGAGAATCTACCTGTAGACGTTACATGCTGATTAAGTCTTACATGTAACCTATCATCATCCTTTATAAAGTTTTCAATACCATCTACAAAGTTAGATAGATAACTTGTTATCGCAGATAATCTTTTTAGTTGTCCTAAAAATACTTGTGCCTCTTCCATACCTTTATTAGATGCAACTCTTTCTAGTATTTCCAGGTTACCTTTAGATGTAGAGAACCCATTAGCTGATGCCCACTTAACAGATGGTGCTGAGAATTTTAGTCCTGCAATCTCTTTAGACTCTTGATAGTTAAAACCACCTAGACAAGCACCACACTTAGATGGCTTTTTATAAGGTGAACCATCCTTCTTCTTCTTATATACATATCCTTTACCTTTGCATACAGAACATTGAACAGCTTTAGTTTTATACAAAGTCTTAAAGTTAAACTTAACTAGATTTTTAAATGCAGGTACAGGTAAGTTAGGTTGTATAGTGTCAGCCCATCTCTTTTTATCTATAGGTTTCCTACTAAATAAAACCCATGACAATTGTTCAGGGCTACCAAGATTGACAGGTGTATCCCCCATCAAGTACCTAGTGTACTTATTAAGTTTCTTTTCTAAGTCTAACTTCTCTTCCTCAAACTCTTTTCGTACCTCACTAAGTTTAGTCCTGTCTATTTTAAAACCTGATTGATACATCCTAGCAAGGACTACAGATACCTCATTAGTTATTTCAATCGTCTTAGACAAACCCTTATCCTCGACTCCCTGCAATCTATTTTGTATCTTCTCGTATACCTCCTTGGTCGCACCGATATCATGTCGGAGGTAGGTTTCGAGTTCGAGTCTTGGAATTTCTCTTGTACTATATCCTCTTTTAAAATAGTCTTTGAGTGTATCTTCTTTTTGGACTTCACATTCATACCTTTCTGCAACTTTACCCAACCCTAGTCTATCAGTTATGCCACGTTGTAATACATACTCAGCTAACATAGTGTCAAATACTTTACCCTCATATTTAAACCCACTCTCCCACAACCATAATAGATCGTGGGATATGTTGTGTCCTATAAGTAATGTTGTCTTATCTAAATAATCCTGAACAGCAAACCTATTAGATATAAGATCATCATTTCTAGTAGTATCCATGTGGTCGAAAATATAAGTGGATGGATTTTTAGCAACCAATGACTGAACACCAACCATAACCAAAGAATTACCCCTCTCGAATGGGTCAAG